ACGGCATTTCCAGATGTAGATACAGACATTAGCCCAGATGGAAGAGATTGGGTTAAACAGTATATTGTCAATAAGTATGGGGAAAAGACGGTAGCACACGTATCTAATTTAAGCAGAATGACGCCAAAGGTAGTGGTAAAAGATATAGCAAGATCATTACAATTAGGCGGCAGCAAAAGTGAAGCGTTTAAAATAGCAAACGCAATTACTGATACGATTCCGGACAACTGTAACACTTTTGACGAAGCTCTACATAAATCACCAGAGTTTGTTAAATATTGCGTCAAATATCCGGACCTCGAAAAGTTTGGACGAAAGTTGGCTGGATTAGAAAAAGCTTACGCAACACACGCTGCTGGTCTTATAGTTGCCGACGTTGATTTATCTACATATGTTCCACTTCGCTTTGATAAGAATGGAGATGTCTCTGTTCAGTATGAAAAAAACAGATGCGAGGCAAGTGGGCTTATTAAAATCGACTTACTCGGTTTAGAGCATTTGAAGATTATAAATAATACGGTAAAAAACGCAAGATCTTTGGGGTTAAAATGTCCAGATCCAGACGATGTTTTACTTGACGATAAGGCAGTGTGGGACTCAATATCAAGTGGTGATACTATGTGTGTATTTCAAATGGAATCCCCACATATGAAAGACCTGTGTAAAAGGATTAGGCCAAAAAATATCGAAGACTTAAGTTTGGTTAATGCTTTGGGGAGACCGTCGGCGAAGGATACGCGAAATACCTATATAAACAGAAGAGATGGCAAAGAGCCAGTGACGTTTAAATATAGTTGCCTGAAAAATTCACTAAAGAAAACACTTGGTGTTTGTGTATATGAAGAGCAATTGATGAATATAGCTTTTGACGCGGCCAATTGGGATCGTAATAAGGCAGATGGGTTTAGAAAATTAACTAAAATGAAAGAGAAAGGCGACGAGCTGGCGGCAATCTTGAAAAAAGACTTCATTCGTGACGCATCAAAGCATAGTAATATTACACAAGAGCAAGTAGCAGATATATGGAAAAATGTAATTGAGGCTTTTGGGGAATATGGGTTTAACGCCTCACACGGAATATCATATAGTATAAATGGATATCACTCTGCCTACTATAAACATTATTTTCCATCTTCTTTTATGGCTGCCGTGTTAAAGTCTGAAGTAGAAAAAGCATCATCACCAACGAGAGATTCAAATATAAGAACTTACAAAAAAGAAGCAAAGCGTCTAGGTATTTTGATTACCGCCCCAGACATTAACAATAGCGGAACATCGTTTTCTGTTTTAGATACAAACACAATAGTAACCGGATTAACGGCAATAAAAGGTGTCGGGGAAAGAGCAGTAAATAATATTATAGAAACCAGAGATGAGCATAAGTTTAAGTCGTTTGAAGATTTCTTGTTAAGGACTTCTTCCGGTTTGGTGAGGAAAAATGTCATACAACCATTAGCAAAATCTGGGTGTTTTGATAATCTAAATATAACAAGAAAAAATGCGTTCGAGCAATATTCTGTAGTAAGAACTGCCGCTAATAAATATCATAAAAAAATAGCGGAAGAGGGGAGAGATTCTTGGGATATTTTAAATGATTTTGAAATGAAAGATAAATTTGATACAGAAGAAGAATGGACCTTAAAAGAAAAATTGCTTGGAGAACAGGAATCGCTTGGTGAGTATATATCTGGGACGGCAAATGACTTATACGACGGGTTCTTTACCGGAAAGATGATCACATCTTTTAATTCAGCAAAATCACTTTCGAACGGGCAAAGTTTTAGAACAGAGGCGTTTTTGACAGATATTAAGAAGGCAAAACTGAAAAAAGGCAAAAACTCTGGAAAAGAATACGCCAGATGTGTATTACAAGATATTAAGGGAACTACTTTACCGCTCACAATATGGCCGGATCAGTGGTTAAAAGTTAAAAAATATTTAGATATAGGAAGACCAATTAGAGCAATATGTAAGATAAATATATGGAATGACACCACAACATTGGTGTTAGAGAGAATAGAAGCACGAGCGGAGGTAAAGGAATGAAGTGTTATAATTGTAAAATAAATGTGGATGGCAAGTTTGCTCACGCGATTGCCCAGAATATTTGCCCAGCGTGTGGCAAAGATATAATGTCGCCGGAAAAAATTGCGTCTTATATGAGCTTACAACAATTGATTGCCAAAAGCTTTCCAGATCAGGCGGAAAAGATTGCCAATTTAGTTGTAGCCAATTTTGAGATCAAGCAACTTTTTAGGGAAGATATTGCGGAAGAGATAAGCGAAGTTTCTGAAGTCGTGGAGGAAAGAACTCCAGATCAAGAGGCCGATGATGCTCATAAAAAAAATCAAATAGCAGAAGCACGTAAAAAGATTAGAGAACAAGAATACGAAAATGCTTTAAAATCACAATATGGGATGGGAGACACAGATCCCGACGGTGTAATGGAGCCAGACGGGTTCTTTGAGGTTGCCGGAGAGGAAACAAACCCAATAATATTAGCAAGTAAATTAGAACAAGCACAGAGACAGTCTGATAGTTATGAGAATATGGTCTCGGGTGCGGGATCAGTTAAACGATCGGGTTAAAGGAAAGACAATGAAAACAGTAGGAAACAAACAGATAAATATTTCTGAAGAAGAATACCAATATTATTTAAGTCTGGTAGAAAGATTTACAGATGAAGAAAACGAGGTGTCTGGAAAAATATACTTCGAGGACACATTTGATACTAATGACGATGGGTTTATAGTGCTAATAAAAACCGAAAAGTCTTTACCTTGGGCGATATTGTTCTTTATCCAGCAGGTAATGCTTAATCAAAGACTTCGGCTTAATGACGCTATGGCAAATGAGGCAAAAAAATTAATAAAACAGCTAGAAGAACAGGTAAATAAGATCACTGGAGATAAAGATGAGTGAGACAACTACTTTTGGAGATTTGGTCAAGCAAGATAAGTTTGATCCGATGAGTGTAGATACAAGCGATATAAAGGAGTTATCTGCTGCTATTCCTAAAGACGGCAATATAGACATCAATATAGCTGAAAATCTCGCAACCAAATTTCTTCGCGGCGTTGATTTATGCGGGGAAATGCTTACCGTGGCGACTTTAGCAATAGCACAGGCAAAGGATGATAAGCAGCGTGCTTACAATTACGCTTTTTTGGTTAAATCCACATCAGAAGAGTGGAGGACAAAAATAAAAACTGACAAGATGCGTGTCAGTTTTGCGGAGTTAGATAAAGACTATGAGGAGGCGTGTGTAAGGTATAATAAGTGTTTAGCCTTTCATAAGTGGATAGACTCTAAAATGAGCAGTTTTAATAAGATGCATTATTTATGTAAGAAAATTCTAGATCGCGGGTATGAACAAGAAAAGGCGGAAAGCTGGCAAGGGAAGGTCGACGATATGGAATACGACAAAGGGTGGTAAAAATACTTGAGCGAGAAATATACAGAGGGACGCTATACTTTATACGGTTTAAGTGTAGCGAAACTTTGGATAAAAGTATATAAAACAAAATAAACCGTATAATCAAGCCAACTATGAGCACGGAGTAATCCAAAGTTCGGTGGCAAAACAAGGAGAAACAGTAATGACTACAAAGAAAATAGGACAATTAGACGATTGGGGTGATGCGGATTTAGGCGGCGGAGACTATCTTAAACTGGAGGAAGGGAGTAATATTGGACGAGTTTTTACCAAACCCTATCAGTTTTATATCGTTTGGACCGAGGATGCTTCTGGCAAGAAACGCAAGTTTCGTAGTGCGGTAGAAAACTGCCCACTGGTTCAGCGTGGAGAGAAAGCCAAGCCACAGTGGATGGTTGGATACTTAAGTCGTAAAACTGGTAAGCCACAGATTTTAGAGATGGGACCTCAAATCTATAAGGGTATCTTAACCCTTAAGAAGAAGGAAGTATGGGGCGATCCTAGACGGTATGACATTGATATTGAGCGGATGGCACCTAATTCGCAGCCGCTATATGTAGTTTCGCCTTTACCAGCGAAGCCACTTGTTGATGAGGAAAAGGAATTAATCAAGGAGTTTATGGATCGCACTGATTTCGTTGAGCTGACGGCGGCCCCAACACCAGAAGAGGTTATGGAGCAGCTTGGTATTAGTCCGACAAATCAAACGGTAAGTAATGACTTTGATGATTTCGGTGACGGTGGTAAAGAGCCAACTGCCGCTGCGGATGATGATGACTATAACTTTGATAATATGTAAGTCCTAACTTCGAGGAGCCTGTAGTGGGCTCCTCGTTTTTATTTATATGGTTAAAATTCTCGCTTTAGACATCGCGTCAATTTCCACAGGTTATTGCGTATTCAACAAGGGCAAGCTATTAAAAAGTAGTTGCGGGATAATTGACACAAAAAAAGGCATATACGGACAGCGACTTCAAAAGTTCTCTGTGGAAATAAATGACCTAATTTCAAAGTATAATCCAGACGAAATAGTAATAGAAAACATATATAGAGGGCGAAATATACTAACTTTTAAAACTTTAGCTATGTTTCGTGGTGCAGCAATATTAAAAGTATATAATGCCACAGAACAAGACCCACTAGATATGATGGCTGTAAAAGCACGAGAGATAGTTGGCACAGGTAAGTCTAAAGAGGAAGCTTATGATTTTGCTGACAAAAAGTATAAGTTGTCCGACTTTAGTTTTGAAAAGGACAACGATCGAACAGACGCTATTATTCTTGGCTTGGCCGCACATATAGCTGTTAGAGACGGAATAGATCTAAAGCCGAAGAAGAAAAAACGACGAAAGAAAAAGAAGAAAGCAAAATGAACAAAGAAGCAGTTAGACACATATATATCTATACGATTTATCATAACAAGGTTAAATATTTGGGCGACGATATGTATATAACAGAACTTGCCCCCAACAGAATAAGACACGGCTTAAAAGAATGGTGGCTAAACGGAGAACGACACAGGGAAGATGGGCCAGCTGTTGAGTTTGATAATGGCAGAGAAGAGTGGTATCTAAACGGAAAACGACTGACAGAGAAAGAATTTAATGAAAGATCCGTATAAAATACTGGGCATAGAGAAGACAGCTGATAGTGCTGAAATCAAAAAAGCCTATAGAAAGCTGGCACTCTCAACACACCCAGATAAAAACCCAGACGATGAAAAGTCTGAAGAAAAGTTTAAAGATGTTGCCTCTGCTTACGAAGTTTTAAAAGACGACAAAAAACGCGCGCAGTATGATCAGTTTGGAGATGTAGGTAATCGAGCCAATGACTTCAATATGGGCGGCTTTGACATTAACGACATCTTTAGTCAGATGGGTTTTAATAACAAAGCAAGACCAAGACGAGGGCAAGACATACGACAGTCCATTCTGCTTACATTTATGGAGGCCGTTAAGGGTTGTGAAAAAACAATCAAAATCGATTATCCAAAGTCCTGCGAGAAGTGTGATGGATCTGGAGCAAAGACACCAGAAGATTTGGAAACTTGCGCAGACTGTTCTGGGAGCGGAAGGGTTGGTGTAGTTAAAGGTAATATGAGATTCGCCTATACTTGCGATAAGTGTTCTGGGGCCGGTAAAAAGATTCTCAAAGCGTGCGAGAAATGTTCCGGCGAGGGGCGATATACTTACGACGAAAAATTAAAAGTGACGATTCCAGCAGGAATTCAACTCGGAATGGCAATTAGGTTGACAGGAAAAGGGGCCTCGGGACAAGCGGGGCCAGGAGATTTATATTTAATAGCATCTGTTCCGAGACACGATATTTTTAAAAGAGATGGATTAGATATATTATCGACACACAGTATAAGTTATGCCGATGCTGCTTTAGGGACAAAAATAACGGTAGATACTATACACGATAGTGTTGATGCCACTGTTCCGCCGGGGATACAGCCCGGAAATATATTAAAAGTCTCTGGAAAAGGTATTAAAACAAAAAACAGCACAGGGGATCACTTGGTAGAGATAAAGGTTAAAATACCAAAAAAATTATCGGAGAAAGAAAAAGAGCTGTTAGAGAGGATTAAGGAGATACAAGCTTGAAATACACAGGAATATATACTATACTAATCTTATTTGGAATAATGCTTGCCGGTGGAATCTTTGGAAAAAGTGAGGTGAGAAAGAACATCCCACATAGAATAATGGATAGTATTGTTGCTGTGGAAAGATCGTCTGGTGTAGTTATACATTCAGAAAAAGAATATTCGTTGGTATTAACAGCGTATCACGTTATAGCAAAAAAAGTAGATGAGTGTGGGGTAGTAAGAGATCCAGATAATCCTATTAGTGTTTCCTTCGTCTATTTTGTGATAAATGCGGATGAAAGTGTAGAGGTAGTCCTGGAAGACCTTTTGATTGATAATGTGATCGTAAAGGCTGAAGACGATTTGGCATTAATTAAAATTTTGACTTCACTTAAAATAGCCTATCAACCTATAGCAATGAAAGATCCGAGGCTTGGAGAGGATGTATATTTAGGCGGCAATCCAAATCAAAACTATAGAGTGATAACTAAAGGTATAGTTAGTAGTAAAGATAGATACATATACGGTCGAGGTTGGATGTGGCAATTAAGTGGGGGAACAGTATATGGTATAAGTGGCGGCGGTGCGTTTAATATGGATGGTGAGTTGATTGGAGTCGCGAGAGCAGTAGATGTATTGCCAAAAAATATATGCATACACGGAGAGTGTATGTCGATACCTATAGAGTATATAGGATATTTTGCCCCACGATCTAAAGTAAAAGAGTTTTTGTTTTCAACAGAGTTTTGTGGCGATTTTGAATATTTGGAGAGATAAGATGAGCGAAAAGACGATGGCGGATATATGGAAAGAGATGTGCAAACAACACGGCAGCGAAGGTATGTATGCTGGAAACGATGATATGACAGCACACGATTTGGAGGTAATATCAAGCGGAAGTAATGTTGTGGACGACGCTATGGGTGTGTGGGGGCTTCCTCGCGGGAGAATAATTCAATACGCTGGACCAGAATCTTCGGGAAAAACTCTTATGAGTTTGGTGGCAATAGCAGAATATCAGAAACAAAACCCAAAGGGCTGGGCTATGTTTATTGATGCCGAATACACTTTTGATAAGGAGTGGGCAGCAGGACTTGGCGTTGATCTCGATCGTTTGTATATTTATAGAGAAAATAGCGGAGCAAAAATATTTGAAAGACTTACTGGAAAGCCCAAGAAAAATAAAATAACCGGAGTCATAACAAAGGCAAAACCAGGAATTTTGGATTTAGAAAAAGAAAATCCGACAGGGCTGGGTATTATTGTTTTAGACAGTGTAGCATCGATCTCGCCGCCAGCTGAAGAGGCATCGGTAGCTGGCAAGCAAAATATGGCACTATTAGCAAGGTTTCTACCGCCAGAAGTGCGAAAACTGACACCGTTATTATCAGAGACCGGTGTAGTATTTATTGCGATTAATCAGGTTAGGACAGACCCAGGTGTTATGTATGGAGATCCAACGACAACGCCTGGTGGAAGAACTTGGCGGCACCACTGTTCGATGATGGTAATGTTCGGAGCTATTTTCAAAAAAGACTCGAAAATATTTGATGAAAATGAGGAACAGATAGGGCACCATATAAGAGTAAAGGTTGAAAAGAATAAAGTTGCGCCGCCATTTAGAACTGCAGAGATTGGTATGCTTTTCACACAAGGCATAGTTGAAAAGAACCTTGAGATCAGACAGATCGGCGCAAAATATGGAATCATTGAGAGACCAAATAATAAAACTTGGATCCTCGATGATGTAAAGTATAACGGAAAGGAAGCAATGGCAGAGGTGCTTGAGGATGAAGACTTACAGCAGTCTATATTAGAACGAGCCAAAGAAGTAAAGAAGAGTTATAAAATAAATGCAGCGCCATTAGTTCCTGATAGCGCCGACGAAACAGACGAGGAGGAATAAAGTATGTTGATTTATTGTGACAATAAGGGCTGTATGAAAAGCAGCAACGCAAGGTTAGATGTAGAAACGCTTGAGGTAATCTGTGAGGAGTGTGACCGGCCAATTTCCAACATTACAGATACAATGAAGCGTGTCTTAAAGAGCCACGGACAAATTATTCGAACGACATCGAGGCAAGCGTTTATGATGGCCTGTAAGCACTGTAATGCGAATAGACAGGTGGTTCTTGATGATAAAGACCAGACAATATGTGGTATTTGTCAGAACCCAATTAACGTTCATCCAGCAATGAAACAGGCAATACTTCAAGCGGGAGTAAAGTTAAGTGCCCAAGCAAAAAAGAATTCGGAAAAGAAATAATTTTTCAATGAACGGTTCTTCGTTTTTTGAAAAACTCACAGACGTTTGTCATGATCTGTTATATCATGACAGGAAAACATTCGGATACTTAAACGATCATAGGGGTTTAAGCGCCTCTATGATTAGTAAGTATAAAATAGGTGCATTCCCAAAGGATTTGCGAATTCTTTTTGATCGCTTGTCGGTCGATGAGTTAGTTGAAAATGGTATAATATGGAATGCTTATGAAAGTCCATTTAAATATAGCCAGAATAAAATACATTATCCGGTGGTAATCCCAATCTCCAATACTCAAGGAAAGGCGATCGCAATAGGATGTAGAACGCTTATGTCTGATAAGGAAAGGGAAAAATATAAAGTCCCAAAATATAAAAACAGTGAATATAAAAAGGGCGCGTATTTATTTGGAATGGATAAAGCTATAAGGACAATAAGAGAGCACGATAAGGTGTTTGTGGTAGAAGGGTATTTCGACGTCTTATCGTGTCATCAGGCTGGGATTACAAATGTCGTAGCAAGTTGTGGCACAGCATTTACACAGAGACAGTTGTCCACCCTATCAAGATATACAGAAAATATAGTTTTATTATTTGATAATGATAATCCAGGAAGATTGAGCTCTAAAAAAGCTATGCAAAGGTTTGATGATGACAGCCTAATATCTGCTAATCTTACATGCCGATTTACTCCAGACGGGTATAAAGATATCGATGAGTATCTTTGCCGCGGCGGAGACTTGAATTTTTTCATCGGTTAGTTTAGAATCAGCAGGAGGTCTGTTATGGGGAAAAAAAATTTCTCGTATACAAATTCGGGAAATGGAGAGATTTCATTAAACAATTTTGTAGAAATAAGTATTGATCCAATACTATTAAATAACTTTTCAACAGAGGAGGGAATAGGCGCATACTTTAATAGTTATGCGTCATCAGAAGAGTTTCAAGGACTAAAAAGCGAACTGTTGTATGAAGTAATGGATATTATAAACAACTGCCTCACAGATAAACAAAAAGAAGTCATACATATGACCTATATCGAGGGTAAAACGCAAAACGAAATAGCACAGGAACTCGGAAAGCACCAAACATCTATACACAAGTGTATTAAAGGTAATTTAGACTACAGTAATGGTGGAAAAAGATACGGAGGCGCTCTTAAAAAGATAAGAAAATTGTGCTCGAAGAACGAAAAAATACAAAGTATATTGAAAAAGATGCGTGAGAAGCAGGAATTAAAAGAGGCATATTAAACTACTGGGGGAGTAAAATAACAAATGGTGATGTTGATTGATGAAGATGGGACTAAACTCGGAGATATGGGGCATTCGCAAGCAGAATCTATTGCTAAAGAAAAGGGAAGAAGTCTTAAGCTCGTAGATAAAACGAAGCAGGTGTATCGAATCGTTGATAGGGGGAAGTTTAATTACGATCAAAAACGAAAGGCACGAAAGAGACTTGCACAACAGAGGGCTCAAAAGGTCAAAGAAATCCAAATACGACCCACAATTGATGATGGAGATTTGGAAATAAAGGTAAAGAGGGTGAGAGGTTTTCTTGAAAAGGGGTTAAAAACAAAGATAATAATGAAGTTTAAAAAACAACAGCTTATTTATAAAGATGTCGGGATGAAGAAGATCGTAGAAATTATAAATGATATTCTTGAATCTGGGTTGGCAACACTGGATTCAAGTCCTAAATTTGAAGGGCGAGGAATAACGGTGTTTTTGTCTCCAATCAAATAAACATACACTATACCTATTAAACAAGCATAGCTGGGTCTCGACAGATCCGGCTATGCTTTTCTATGGCGTTCTGTCCTAAATACCACAAACTATATTTTTCTATTAATATTCGCATATTATGTGTATGGTGAGATCTACCCATAGATCCACTTTAATCACATAATTAGTGGGAGCAACTATGGAAAATACTGATCTAAAAACACTAGAATCTACACTTAATCCGGATAAAACCCGTATTTCTTATGCGGATAATCGACATTTATTTATTCGCGTAGCTTTTGATGTATTTAAAATGACCGGATCGCCGGTAGAGTCATATTGGACACTAGAAAAAGATGATGACGGGAAAGAGTATCTGGTGGCAAATTATGAAAAATCCGTAGATGCGCCAGAGATACAGGTAAATAGCAACTGGGAGGCTTTGTCGGACAAGCGTGCGGAAAATATTACCCTGTTGTATCGTGGAGTTCCAATCAAACGATTTGCTTCGTCAGAGTATAAATTTGACGATGAAAACCTCCACTTATTTAAAAAAGCATTAATCGAGAAATTATCTTCTGATCATGAGTTCGTCGACAGCCTGATGAATGTTTTACCAGAGGAAAAGCGAAAGGCGTTGGTAGAGGCATTTTCAGAATTAGCCACAAAAGAATAATTTGGAGGACTAGGTATAATGACTAGTAATTTTGATCTAAACAATCTGGCAAAAACCGCTCAGTCTATTTTAGATAAACAAAAGAATGGACAAGAGTATATTTTATCAGATGTGCATAATATGACCCGCCAGGCATATGAGCAATACACAGAAGATCCCGTAATAAGGCAATTTGCCTTCGTTATAGAGCGTATAGCGGAGAAAAGAGGAGCCGGCTCTCTGATAAGTCAGGGGGAAATGACGCAAATATACAATAATCTTGCGGGGTTAGCTGGGGCAAACAACTTTAGGAAGGCACTGGGTATGTTTGTTTTTGACGATCCAATTACGAAATCTGGTGATGAATCCCAGTATGTTGATATGAATCGAGTTGATGCTTGCGATAGTGGGCTAAATACCGACGATTATATAGACAAGGAGCTTGCTAATGCTTTGTCGGGCGCTTTTGGCGGAAGCACGACTGCGCACAAGGCGTATAGCGTTCAGGCAGCGCAAAAGGGCGCAGAGTTCGTTGTGGCAGAGTTAGAGACGATGGGCTTTTCTAAACCAAAAGTAGAGATTCTTGGTGGAAATAAAGACGCTCTGGTGTATGCCGCCCACCTTGATACTAGAAAGGGGCGAGTGTCTGTTGCTATACCAATTGATACTTCCGGAGGAAAGCTTTTACTTCCAAGCACATTCGTGGCTGATGATTGTTTGGAGGAGCTTCGTGCGGACAAGATTCAGTATTTTATTGACAAAAAGGCATTTAATAATGATTTTTCTATGCCAAACGCTGAATCTGTTTTAAAAGCGATCGGTATTGTTACCGGGCAGGAAAAAACAGCGACAGATGATGAGTTTAAACAGACAATTGAAAGGTTTGACGAGCGCGGACATATGGTTCAAATTACCTCGCCAGAACTTTTTGCGGAGAGACAGAATCATCAACCAAAACCAGACATAGACATTACTCGTAAAGCAGAGATGCCAAAAGAGTTAGCTCATCTGGCTAGTAGCTTTGAGGACGATATGTTAGAGGCAGCGTCTTCATTTGGAAAAAGTGCCGTTAGTTCTGGAAAGCATATAGTTGCGACAGAGCTTGTTTCGGCTGGGTTTAAAAATGCGCAGGTTAGATTTGGGTCGGAAGCGTCTGATTCAGTTGTGTATTTAGCATCCATTCATACTCCAAAGGGCCCAGCGGAAATAGAGGTCGTTGTAGAGATGGTCGCAACAGCAGAGAATAAGTTTAGACCACTGGCTCCATCGTGTTTTGTTTATCAGGGTTTGATGGAAGACTTTACGGCGCCAAAATTACAAAGATTTGCGCTAAATCGTCCAGCAAATGCTAATGGCGAGGTCGTCTTTTCTTCCGAGCATTCTTATATGCTCTTACCGGAACTGCGTGACGAGATTGTAAAGTCAGCGTCACAGGGAGATTATGTCACCTGCGAAATGATTCTTGGGACCATAGGAGAGAGATTTACTGAAGAAGATTACAAGAATGCCATTGCTGATTATCAGTATTTGTTATTCTTAAAGACTGGTAGTGAGAAGGAAGTTCGAAAGTGTTCCAGAGAGATTCCGGCAGGTAAGTATTCGGTTGCTACTATGTGCGGTCATTACAATGTCAGTATGGATAAGGTTGTAGTTGGAGAAGATGGGCACTGTAAATTAAAGACAGCCATTGCCAGCGAGAAACTAAACCCCGTGGAAGAGACAGGGGCATCAATCAGCACCAGTAAGGTATTTTGGTCTTAAAGGGGTAACACAATGAATGCTGTAGATAGGATTACAAAATTAGCAGAACTTTCAGATTTGTTAGATACTAATGGCGAGAACGAGGCTGCTGACGAGGTAGATCTGTTTATGCGTAGGTTTGCCGAAGAAAATGGTATTGTTATTCCACAAGAGACGCTAGAGGGAATGCTGGAAAATGTCGATGAGATGAATACCAGCATAGAGGATACTATTAGCTTCTTACAAAATCAGGGTTATGATGTGACCAAGCCGCAAGTTGAGCACGAAGATGTTGCGGCCTCACTTTTGCCTATGTTTCAAAAGTTATCTAAAGTAGCAGACCACCTTGATATGACTGGCGAAAAAGATGGCGCGGACCTAATTGATCGGTTTCTACATAAATATGCCGACCCTATCTTGCCAGGTGAGGTCGATTGGAAAGAAGAGGGCGATACAGAGCAGTCAAAAAGATATGACGATCGGTATCATCACAATCTTCTAGTTAATGAGCCCAAACGAGACCAGGAAAAGAAAGATCATAAGGGTCCAAAACAAGAATTGGGCGGAGGACACGCACTTCAAACTCGTCATTGCCCAGATCATATTGGCGATCAGTTGGCCAGAGTCGGACCAGGAACCTACCAGTGTTCGAGAGATGGCGCTATTTATAACTGGGAAACTGGATTTAAAACTATGGATGGAGAAGAGGTTGGTGGAGGATCGATCTCAAATCAAACCGAGATGTCGACTCCATATGCTTCGCCGGCCCGTATTTTCGATTCGAGGCAAAATATTATAAACACAATTAACTAACCAGAGAGTTATTATATGGGATCTAAAATATTAAATCATCCGGACTCTGAGGAAATTATCAGACGTCTTACGGATGGTTTTCCTATAAGGAAGACAGCAGAGTGGTTAGAGCAAAAGTATCCTAAAAAAAAGTCTCTACATATATCCACTGTGAGCCTACAAAAGTTTCGTAAGAAGCATTTACAGTTAGATGGCAAGGTTTTAAAGGACATTCAGGAGGCAGGATCGACACAGAGAAGGCAAATAGATGAACAGCAAAGAGTGGCCCAACTACAGACTACTAATGCGTATCAAGATAAAATAAATGAGATAGCGGATACTCACTTGGATGTTTCTAGTAAAATACTCCAACTTGATGCGATTATTGAGTCAAGAATGGAGTTTTGGTATAACACAATAGGAACAGGGGACGCAACACCACAACAGGCAGACAAAGAGTTAAGACAGTATATGGACAGACAGATGTTGCTATTACAGCAATATAAGAAGCTTGTCGAGGGAATGGCGGACAAAACAGTTGATCATAATATAAATATAACAGTGATGAACGAACAGATAGGCATTATACGAGAAGTGATAAGAGAGGTCCTGTCAGAGTTTAGCCCAGAACAATCTACGCTATTTATGGAAAAATTAACGCGTAGGCTCGGACCTTTAGAATATGCGCCAGCTATACCAGAGAGAGTAAGCGTTGACGATCTGGATGTTATAGAGGCAGAAATTATATTGGGGGAGGACGATGAATAACTATAAGAAAAAAATTCTCGACTCTCATTCTGCTGGAGAACTGAACGAATATACGGCAAAAAAACTTATGAATGCGTGCTCGTCTGGAATGACAGATGATTTAGTTGAGCAGGCATTGGACGACGCAAAACACTCTACTAAACACGGAATAGAAAATGACGAAGATTACAATTTAAGATTTTTTGTCGCCAATGTTGTAGATGATATGATGGAAGATACGTTTAAATCAAAACTTGACGACAGTGATAAAGGCGAACTGTTGCTGTATGTATTGAAAAATAAAGGAGAGTTAAAAGATCTAACCGGCTTAAGAGTGGTAATATATAAGTGGTTATGCGGTCGAGAAGGTGGTAGGAAGAAGAAAGCTTATCCAAACACGGCGGGAAAAGAAAACAGAGATCCACAATACGATAGAAATAAGTGGGCTCAAAGCGTAAATACAGTATATAAGATGATTTCGTCGTCAGATGATGTAACTAGAGAATCAGCAATAGGTTTAGTTACAGCAAAGTGGTCGGACGATGAAAGCTTTAAGTTTAAAAATTGGTTACGATATTATGAATCAGGAAATGCGGAGAAATACAACGTGAAAAATGCTCATACAAAACAGGCACTTCCGGCAGATGTAGCAGATCTTGGTTTGCCGCAAAATATGTTAAACCCAGACACACGATCAAATCAGCAAATGTCGTCATATAGGGTTCGTAAGGATAAAACCCAAAAAGAGAGGGCGATGAGTAGTGCCAGAGATATAAAAATGAAGATGCAGTCTCGAATTCGATCTTTGCGTCGTTTGCTGGATAAATATAACCAACTACTGCCCCACCAAAATGTAGAACAAATACAAGACGAAATTTACGCATTAGATAAAAGCCTTATGCGTGTCGATGTAAGGGCAACCGCTGTAGATTGTATTGTGAGAACGGCAGAACGGATTAGGGAGCTTGGGTTCTCTGAAGGCGCTGATTTTCTGACAAAAGTTGCTGCGGGCGAGGATGTTCTGGAGTCGATACCAGATCCGGTTTCTTCAGAGCCAAACTTACCACAACAAGGTGAGCAGCTAATTGATGTTCAGACAATCATAGCCCGACTTGAGGGTATAGGGAAAGAGTTAAAATCACGAAATATGATTAGGGAGTTGGCCAGTATAGATATATTGTTAAACGAGATAGGGTTGTCCTCTTATTTTCCAGAGCTTTCGTTGGCACAAAGTAAATTAATTGAGGCGTTTGGATATTCGAGCAGCAAAGTTGAGGATATAGTGGCTAAATTAAGAGGAAGCGGTCAAGCTCCTTCGGCCCCAGTTTCGACACCGGTTCAGCCAAAGCCTCCGAGTCAGCTAGAGATGCCTCCTATGCCGTCACAACCACAACCATTGCCGTCACCTGATTTAACTCCACCGATTTCCCCTCGCGAAGAGAAAATTGAGGTAGATGAGTTGAGATCCAAACCGATCGGAGAAGTAAAAAGAAAACTTCCAACTAGGTAAGGGGCGATATGGACATTAATGAACTACTGTCGCTTGTAAAGAGAATCGCTAAACGACATAATTTAAGCGAGCCGTTTGTTGTAGGTGGAGTGCCGCGAGATCGAATTATGGCAAAAAGCGGTAAAGAGATAAACGATGTCGATCTTACAACGGGAGATGGCGATTCAACAAAGCTTGGCGAGTTAGTAGCAGAAGCATTACCAACAGCTAAATATAGAACTTACGACGATGGGCATTCTTCAATAGACTTTCGAGAGCTGAAGGTGGATTTCTCTAACAATTTCAACTCCCCTGGCATAGATGAAGAGTTGGAAAGGATGGGCGTCAAAGATATAACCCCTATGACCAAAGAGCTATACAGTAGAGACTTCTGTATAAATGCCATTATGGAAGACCTTGATTTGGCTAATGTGTATGATTTAACGGGCGAAGGGATTAGTGATATAGAGGCTGGCATAATAAAGTGTCCAATAAACCCCGAAATCAGTATAGGTGTGGATCCAAGAAGAATATTAAGGGCGATCAAGTTTTCTATTAAATTTGGGTTTGATATAGAGGAAGGATTAAAAAACGCTATGTTGAATCATAAAAATAAAATAAAGGATTTACCGCCAAACTTTGTTACAGGAAAGATGAACGAGATAGTAAGAATCGACGACGAAAAGGGAATAGATATGCTTATAGAATATAAGCTTTTACCTTTGGTTCCGTTAAGTAAGACGATTTCAGATATGTTAATTCAAAAAAGGCAGCTGGTGAGAGCACTATAATGAAAAAACAATCGGCCGACATAGCTACAGTTCAGAAGGATCTCCAATTGGTTATAACAAACTCGTTAAACAACCTGGATGACAAGATGGAAGTGGCTACAAAAAAATTAACCGATCAGGTAACCAGAGAGCTCAATCTTATAACTAATAATTTATATATGAAGGTGGAACAATCAATGGCCGAACTTGGACGATCAACAATGCCCTTAAACCAAGAGCAACAAAAAACGATGAAAGCCGATTATGATATTCCGGGTGTAGTAAAAGAGTCTGCTAAAAATAAAAAGAACACCAAGGGACCTCACGGATCTGGTCGCAAAAATAAAGGCGATAAGTGTTCAAAAAAACCTGGTCCTCGTGGGAAAAGCGATACGAAAGAGCTGCCTGACTTCTGGCGTAAAAACTTCGATTATGGCGAATCACCGTATATGAATATTGGGTTTATAGAGAACATTACAGATAAGCCAAAAAAGAAGAAAAAGAAGAAGAAATCAGAAATAATTAACGAGTTAATAGTTTTGGCTGACGCATTGGACAAGTTGGGTCTGGGAAAAGAGGCGGCAGAGGTAGATCGAATACTAAAACAGGCATCTATAATGAACGCTCGTAGTGATCTGATAGATGCTTTGAAAAATGACGATCGGGGAAAGGCCAAATCAACCATAGTGAGCCTTCAGGGCCAATTAACAGGCGGAGCAACTATTGATGAAGAGTTAGGTTTGTCAGAAGATGCGACCAGAGAGTTTTTAAATGCTATATACTCAGGGCGTCTAGAAAGAGCGAGAGAGATATTTGGCGTGGGAAAAGATATAGATACAAGTGATACTTCTACATATAACCCCTTTACTGGACAACCGTGGGCGTCTGATCCGGCGAAAGAGGTGCCGAAGCGTGAAGATACAGAAATAGCCAGATACTTACGATCTCTGAACTCAGAGATCATAAACAATTACGGCGGGATGCTTACTGGAACAAGTGGAAGGGGGGCAGATAATTTTGCAGATGTAATATTCACGATGTTTGATATGAATGCGGCAAGACTGTTTGAAGATGATCACGATCAAACCTTTTACATCCAAGACGATCTTTATGGAAATGTTATGGTAAATGTTGGTATGATAGATGATGGTCCTGATGTTGGAATCGAATTCGATTCCAGTGCTAGTTTGCCAGATGGAACACCCAGCTTAAACGCATATGTAAGAGAAATTTTACTAGGATAATAGGATAATAATATGCTTAAAAAACTAACCAAATTAGCCAACCGTTTAGATCAATTGGGGTTTTATCTCGAAGCCTCAGAGTTGGACCGGATACTTAAAACGGCAGTAGATGAGTGGAAATATTATGGTGATAATTCCCCCGAAGATTACGAGGACAGGATTAAGGGCGTCAGGGAGCGAAAAGGAATACCGCCAGAAGAAAAGCCAAAGCCAGAGCCAGTAGATCTTCCGCAACTTGATGAGCCAGAGCAAAGAGGTATAGAGTTTAAAGATATTATTTCTACGCTTAATCGGGGTGCCAGCGGAAGAAAATGTAATCGGCCTATGTCGATTAGTTTTGAGTATGATTCGAAAGAAGAACGGTGGGCAGTCGAAGATCAATTGGGCGGACTAGGGTTTCAGTTAAAAACAGGTAATCAAGGCGGGCATATAATCTTTCTTGGCGGTATAAAGGTTGAGATAGGCGTCGACACCGAACTAAAACAATGGTATTCCGATAATGATAGTAGTGTTGGAATCTCATCAAGTGCCCCACCGA